TATAAATTCAGTTCCTCCACAATGTTTACACTTCCACATTTTTATCCTCCCAAGTTGCTATATCTTCTATATATTTACCCCAATTATAGCAATTACAGCACATTACACTTCTCTTAATGTCATTAATATTTAATGTATTTTTTTTACAGTCAAAATTTCTATCAATGATTTTTATCTGCATATCAAATTTTGTACATCCACAAAATTTACATCTCCACATCTTCATCATCTACCCAATCAGCTACTCTTTTAAGCTCTTTTATATCACCAAATTTTATAATTCTACAACAAGCACAAGTGTATCTTATAAGCTCCTCTTCCTCTTGGGTTCCGTCTATTGCACATCCTTTTTTATCTATGTCAACATATCCAATATAATATCCTTGTATTTTTTCTCCACATTCCTTACATACCCACATTTTCTCCTCCATTATTTTATTGAATTAATATATTCTTCCACTTCATCATAATCAAAGTCTTCCATAGCTTCATCATAAAACTCCCAATCATCAACTCCTGCATTTGAAAGTGCATTAAGTTTAAAATCTGACTCTAATAATTCTTCTAAATATTCTCTTGTTATTTCAAAATTCCCATTTTTTAGTTTTTTAATTTCCATCTTATCCTCCATATTTTCATAATTTTAACATCTTCCCGACGTCAGCAAAATCGTTCAACTTTAGATTTTTACGACTGTTTCCAAAATTGAAATGGTCGTTATTCCTTACACATATTTATTACTGACTTTAAAGCTCCTATTTGTTGTATATACTCATCAGAAATTTCATCAAAGCCATTTCTTTCATAATAAATTTCAAATTTTTTTTCAAATCTTTCTAATGTTTCTTTTACTTCTGCCATACACATATCTTCTATATATTCAAGAATTTCTATAACAGAATAGTTATTTTTTCTTATACTTTCTTCAATTCCATCTCTTTTTAAAAATTCTTGAATATCTTTTATCCTTTCAGTTGCATATTCTTTTATTTTCATTTCTCCTCACTTACTCCATTTCCTGAATGTCTATAAATTCTTTTTTTGTAGCATTTTCTAATTTTTCAGCTATTTCTCTTAAATTTTTAGCTATTGTTGTTAGTCCTTTTTTCATTTTCATATTTGTTGTATTTTTATTTATACCTATAAGTAAATCAACATCTGCCCATTGTGATAAAATATTTCTGTTAAATTCCCAAATTTTAGTTATTAGCAAAGTTTCACTATTAAATTCACTATAAAAACAATTATTTTCTCTATTAATTTTATAGTTTTCTTCAAATAATTTTTGTTGCTTCGTTTTACTCATTATTCTCTCTCCTTGAAAGCTTGAAAATGTCCTTTGTAAATCCTTTTTAACTCTCTTATTTGCCTATCATCTAAATAAATTCCTACAACATGATATTTGTGACTAAAATCTTTTGTTCCTATTGCATGAACTTCATTATGATGGTCAAAACATAAGCACATTACCCTTAGTTCCCTTCCATCATCATTTTTATAACCACCAATACGAGCTACATTATCATAATGATGTAAAACTCCATGTTCTTTTCCACAGATACAGCAGATTTTATTTTTTAAACATACATAATGATAAGCCTTAGTATACTGGTCAGCTAGGTTTTCAACATCCATTTTTAGTGGAACATCATAATATATACAAGTTTCTAGCAACCACTTAACCAAGTCATTTGCTTGATTTTGAGTTAAAGTATTTAGAGCTAAACTGAAAGTTTTATTTTCAATTAAAGTACTTTGTAAAGATTTTATAAATGTTTCTTTTAACTCTTTTTCTATCTCTCCAACAGTTTTATCTTTATTCTTTTCCAAATATTTAGAAAAAAATGTAATTGGAGATTTTAAAGGTTGCATATCATAGACTTCTAAAAATCTTTGTTTTAATTGTTTCTTAGTTTCTTCCAAGTCTAAACTATAAGCTTTTTTTCCTGCGTCTTGACCTGTGAAGGAATTAGAAATATCATTCATAATTGCATATATTAATTTTTGTGTTTCTCTTGAATAACCTAGCTTATCCATTATTATTTACTCCTATCTTTTATTTTTTAAAAAATCTTGAACAAACCAAAGTTGTCCACATCCACCACCAATTGTATCCTGTCCACTAGGATCAAAAACTCTAACATTGTAACCATCTTTTAAAAAATCATTAGCAATTTTATTTATAAATTCTAAATCTCTAAATTCAGATTTTAACTTATTTTCTTTATCAATATTACATATTACTGAAAATGTTAAATAAAAATATTTTGCTGGAAATAAATCTTTTAATCTATTTATTTCTTCTAAACTTGTATTATTACAATCTATGCAGTAATTTAAAAATACTGGTCTATTTGTTTCATTACTCCATATAATTCCATAATCTCTAATTTCTCTTAAATTCATTTTATTTTTATATGGTATAAGTTTATTTCTTTTTTCTTCATCTGCTTGATGTATTGAAAATTGTAAGCCTACATTTTTTATTTTTTTTGATATTTCTAAGATTTCATTTAAAGTATTATTATTTTTTAATCCAACTGTTGACAATAAAAGTTGTGCATTTGGATACTTTTTATTCAATTCTTTTATAGCTTCTTTGATATTAGAGAAGTTAAACATTGGCTCCCCCATTGACATAAACATTATTTGAAATTTTTTTATTTTTTGAGTAGTTTCAATTTCTTTTAAAACTTTTTCTTTTATTACATAATCTATTTGATATAGAATTTCATCAACAGTTAAATTTCTTATGAAATTATTACCTGTACCACAAAAAGTACAAGCAACAGGACAACCACATTGAGTGCTACAACATATTACAGTTCTTTCATCATAACTACCATATTTATATAGAACACTTTCTACAACAACATCATTTTTCTTAGAAAAAACAAATTTGCTTACATTATTATCTATAAATTCTCTAACATTAAACATTCCTTTATCCCCCTAACTATTTAATTTCTTTTTCATTTGTGAATATTCTCTTTTAGTTAATTCCTTAATATCTTTTTTATAGTGCTCTTTTATATAACTTTCCATATTTATATCAAAAAATTTACAATAAGTTTTTAAATCCTCTAACTCTTTTTGAGTACATTTTTGACTAAACTTAACTAAGACATCATGAGCTGATTGAAGGTCTTTTAAATCTAAACTTCCAAGATTTTTAGTTTTATATTTCTTTAAAATACCTTGCACATCCTCATTTGTTGCTATATTTGTTATAGCTTCACATAATAATTTCTTTTGATTTATCTTTAATTGATTTTCAAGAACTTCTAAGTCTTCTATACTCATCATTCCTATTTCAGATAATTTATATTCTTTTTCATATTCATCTCTGTTTCTTTCATCTACCATTGAATTAATAGAGCTGATTAATTGTTGCTTTTTAGCTCTTGAAACTTCTTCATAAGAAGCAACTTCATCTCCATCAAGTCCTATTCCTAAGTTTCCTAATGCTCTACCTACTGCCGAAGTTTCTGCATTTTCTACATGAGAAGTTTTATTTACAAGTGAACTTTTTTCATCTCTTAACTCCATAGCTGTTCCAGTAGATTTTAAAACTCCATTTTCATCTCTTATAATCACTCTACAAGTTGCAACTTCTTGAGTTATAGAAAGCCATTCAGTTTCTAAACTCCAATTTTTAAATTTTTCTAAAGTTCTAAATTCTTTCAGTCTTTCAACGACTGGAACATAATTTTTACCTTTTATATTTATCGTTTTCATTTTCTCCTCCTATATCAAATTTTCAAAGTCATATAGCTCAACATAATTTATATAAAATTTATAAATTATATTAATTAGCCATTTTATTTTATAATTAACAATATCTTTAAACTCAGCTGCAGCATAATTCTCTTTTATCATCATTCAATATTCCCCTCCCACATTTCCATTTGTTGTATTATTGCTAGGGCTCTCTTTAATGAAAGCCCCTTTAATTCTTTTTTATCCCAGTATTTATCTAAAATTGTTCCTTTTAACATTTTTACCCCTCCTAGTTTTCATAAAAATAATATTTTTGAGCAGTCTTGTTATCCCATGCTCTTTTTACAGATTCTTTCATTCCTAAAATTTCAACAAAAAATTTATCAAAATATTCTACATCTCCTCCATAGTCATATCCCCATTCTCTACACTTATTTAAGTTCCAAGAAAAAGTAAATTCTATTTCTGTTCCTTTGTAAGTGTTATAATCTTCAATTAAATATTTGGCTCTTTCTATTAAGTCATCGTGTTTTAAAACTTCTTTCATTTTTTTCATATCTACTATAATTTCTTTGTGTACTTTCATTTTTATTCCTCCTCCAATTCTCTTACTTCTCTAATAAAATCTTTTAACAAATCAATTTCGCCTTTTTTAACTCCTCTTAAATAAGAAGTGTTATAACCAGCAATGTCATTTTCTTCTATTAATTTATCTAGAAGCTTAATCGATTCTCTAACTGATTTATACATTCTTTTTATTAATGTTTCTCCTATTGTTTTATCTATGTATGCCATTTTCTCCTCCTATAAATATGCTCTTCTTGGATATATTTTTTCAGCTGTTGCAATTTCTAAATCTATGAATCCTTGATTTATATTTTCTAATCTTTTTACTAAGTCTTTTAAATCTTTTAATTCAGTATTTAAATTACTGAAACAAGGATCTAATATGATTTCAAATATATTTTCTTCATCTTCTGTATTTCCAAAATTAATTTTAATTTTTCTTCCTCTATCTTCTATAACATAAGGTTCATTAGAATGATTAAATTCAACTGTTTCTTTTAAATAGCTTTCTAATAAATCTTTTAAATATTTGCTTTCATATTCTTCCAAGATGTCAAAATCTTGATTGAATATTACAAGTTCCCAGTATTGAGAATTAAAGTTATAGTTTATGTTAAATGCTTCTTGATCTAGTTTTTTAAATGCTTCTAATAATTTCATATTAGATCCTCCTATC